GGCGACAACACTTACTCGAATTATCGAGAGGCCAATCTCGCCTTTTGGCGGATGACCGTTTTGCCGCTCGTCACGAAGGTAGCAGAGGCAATCTCTGTCTGGCTGTCAGGGCGGTTTGAGGATGTATGCCTCATGCCAGATCTGGATGAGGTGCCCGCCTTTGCTGATGAGCGCGCGGCGCTTTGGAGTCGTGTGTCAGCGGCCGAATTCCTAAGTGATGTCGAAAAGCGGGAGATGTTGGGGCTGGCTCCTCACTCTTCCTTGCCTTCGCCAGCATAGAGCCAGACTGAAGCTTCGGCAGCGTATTCCATGCAGAGGCGCGGGGCTTTGGGGAAATGCTTCTGGCGATCAAGCTGGTAGGACATGCTCTTTTTCATCTGGGTCATGCGGGCCTCAGAGATGGGGTAATCCTTGGCTTGCATAAAGTCGCCAAGCGCGCATTGCGGATAGGCCATGTCCCAGTCGCGAACATAGATGCCGCGCATCGTGCCGCGACCATAATAGGCCTCGCCGCGTTGGCGTCCGGTCAGGTCATCGCGAGCGAGGAGTTCGGTAAAAGCGATCTCGCTGTCGGATTCAGGATCAGACTTATAGGCAGCGTCCCAAAGGACCTGAAACGCCTCGTCAGAGAGCATGGCTTTTTCCGGTTCTGGGTCCGTCACAACCGGGGCTGTGCTGCAGGCGGCAAGAGCCGTGAAGGTAAAGACAATGACAGAATTTTTCATGCGCGACCTCTCATCAATCGTGAGGGCAGGGTGGCAGCAATTGAAGGCGGGGACATCCCCCCTTGGGGTTATGATGATTGAACGAAAACTGACACTTGGGTTTCTACTTGCTCTGGCCGTTCAGACAGGCGCAGCTTTGTTATGGGCCGGGGCGGCGATGCATCGGATCGAGGTTCTGGAACAGCGTGTTGAGGCCGCCCAGCCTGTTGCCGAGCGCCTGGCGCGGGTTGAGGCGCAGATCGAAGCCGTGCGCAGCCAACTCGACCGGATTGAAACCAAGGTGGATCAGCTTTGAGCGCGGTCGCGAGGCTGGAGAGCCAACCCAGAAAAGCCCTGCTGATCGAAGGCTACGCGTCTTTGTTTGGGGTGGCGGATCAGTCCGGGGATGTCGTGCGGGCCGGGGCGTTTGCGCGGAGTTTGCGGCGCGGCGGTGTGCCCATGCTGCTACAGCATCGAAGCGGGGCTGTGGCAGGGCGTTGGGTCCGGATGATTGAGGATGGACGGGGCTTGTTCGTGCGCGGCCTGATTGAGGGTGATGGCGCGGCGCGTCTCGTGCGCAAGAGCGCGCTTGATGGGCTGTCGATCGGGTTTCGCCCGCGGGTCTGGACCCCGCGTGGGGAACGGGGGCGCACGCTGGCTGATGTCGATCTGGTCGAGGTGTCACTGGTGGCGGAGCCGATGCTGCCCGCAGCGCGATTCGTGGTGGTTTAGGTCAAAGGAGAAAAAATGACCAAGGAAGTCAAAGCAATGGATGGTGAGGGCAAGGTGCTAGCCGCTGAAATGATGGCGGCGTTTGAAGCCTATAAGGCGACAAATGATGAGCGCCTTTCCGAGATTGAACAGAAGGGCGCAGCCGATACGCTGCTTGATGAAAAGCTGCGCAAACTGGATAAACGCCTTGATGCGCTAAGCTTGAAAGCGGCGCGTCCGGAGGCGAGTGCTGCGCCAGACGTGCGCGAGCATAATGAGGCCTGGGGGCAATATCTTCGCAAGGGTGATGAGAGCGGTCTGGCGCGGCTGGATACAAAGGCGCTGTCGGCGGGCACCGATGAGCAGGGCGGCTATGTTGCCCCGCCAGAGCTGGACCGCCTGATTGAGGCGCGTCTGATGCAGACCAGTCCGATGCGTCAGATTGCGACGGTGCGACAGACCTCTGCCGGGGTCTATCGCAAGCCAGTTTCGCTGGGCGTTGGTGCGCAATGGGCGGGCGAAATTGATGCGCGCCCGGAAACGACGACGGCGGGCCTGAGCCTGCTCGAATTTCCAGCCGGCGAACTCTATGCCATGCCGGCGGCGACGCAGACCCTGCTGGAAGATGCCTATGCCGATGTGGACGAATGGCTCGCCGATGAGGTCGAGGCGGCGTTTTCTGTGCAGGAAAGCGCGGCTTTTGTTTCCGGCGATGGGATCGGCAAGCCGAAGGGCTTTCTCGATTATACCATTGTCGATGACAGCCTGCATGCCTGGGGCAATATTGGTTCAGTTGCCGGGGATTTTGCCCAAGCCAATGCCGGGGACCAACTGATTGACCTGATCCATACGCCAAAGTCGCAATTCCGGGTGAATGGACGGTTTGTGATGAACCGGCGTACGGCGGCGGTGGTGCGGAAACTGAAAGCGGCGGATGGACATTATCTGTGGGCGCCAGGCGCGGCGGGTGAAGCCGCAACCGTACTCGGCTATCCGGTGACGGAGCTGGAGGATATGCCGGATATCGGCGTCGGCAATGCCGCGATTGCATTTGGCGACTTCCGGCGCGGTTACCTGATCGCGGATCGACAGGGCGCGCGCGTCCTGCGTGACCCCTTCAGCGCCAAACCATACGTCTTGTTCTATACGACCAAGCGCGTTGGTGGCGGTGTGCAGAACTTCGACGCGATTAAGGCGATGGTGTTCTAGAAAAATAGGTCGCGGATAATACGGAACGCAAGCCAAACAGAGCCGCCCAAAGGTCCAAGCCACTTAACCCAGTTTGGCGGTTCTTCAGGAATTTTTCGACCGCGAAAAAATTTCATCATTAGTATCTCCTCAGCACATTTCGATTCGAATTCGAATCAATTGTGCTGAGGTATTCAGCAATTCGGGTTATCGATTCGTTACCGAAACACAAACGCGAGTTAAGCTGCGTTAACCATTTAAATGGGTGAACAAAATGACAAACCTGACGGTGATTTCACCGCCAGCGGGAGAGGCTGTGTCTCTGTCGCAGGCGAAGGCGTTTTTGCGGATTGGGCATGATGGGGAAGATGCGCTTGTCTCTGACCTGATTGGGCAGGCCACCGTGCGGGTTGAGTAGGCTGGGGGGCTGGCTCTGATCACGCGCACTTTGCAAGCAGTTTGGTCACGCTGGCCGCCTGATCTGAACGGACGCGGCGCGCGCTTGCCAATTGGTCCGGTCAGGGCGTTGCAGGCGGTCAATTTAATCGATGAGAACGGGGCGGTTTCAGATGAGACCGCCCGTTTTCGTTTGGATTGTGGCCGCTTGAGCTTGCGTCCATGGAGTATGGTGCCCGGCATCTCACCGGGCGGGCGGGTTGATATCGTATTTGAGGCCGGGTTTGGGCTAGCGAGTGGCGTGCCCGATGACCTGATCGAGGCGGTGCTGCTGACCCTGCAGGAAACCTATGAGCGGCGAGATACGGCGCTGCGTCGCGGGCGTGATGAAGGACCACTGCCTGAGCGAGCCGAGGCCATCCTGCAAAGCCGACGGGGGGTGAGATTATGAGTTTTGATGGATTTAGTGCCAGTGCAGACACCGCAATCGCCGAAACGGTCTTGCGGGTGTTGCGGGCTGGATTAGCCGTGCGTGAGGCTTTAGGTGATCCGGCACGTGTGGTGGATGGCGAAACGCGGGTGGAAGCCTTTCCCTATGTGCGGCTAGAACGTCATGAGGTTCGGCCCGGCGATGCGATCAGCCCGCCCCGGCATGAGCATGTCCTGCAATTTGTCAGCCTGTCGCGCCATAGTGGCCTGTCGGAGGCAAAAGGTATTCTGGGCGCTTTGCGCGCCGCGATTGAGGCAGCGGATTGGCCGGGCGAGAGCGTGCCCGGACAGCGGATCGTGACGGCCATGGTGACCTATAGCGATGTCATGCGCACACGTGATCGACGCGCCTATCGCGGCGTGTTGCGGGTCAAACTGATCACGGAGGTGAGCCATGCAGGCGGATGACCCAAGAGCCGTTGTGAGTGAGGTTTTACAGGATGTTTTGCGTGAAGTTCTGGATGAGCAGATCGAGCGCTTGATCGAATTGCTCCTGAAAGAGATCACCGGGATCAATACGCAAATCCTGCAGCTTCAGACCGGGATTGAACTGGCCGCGAGTGCGCGCGGGGCGGTTGGGGCGTCCGGGGATTTGTCTGAACTGATTGCTGCAGCAACCGCGCGTGGCGGGAGGTTCTTTTGATGCAGGATTTTGATGATGTGCGCTTTCCGCTGGTGTTGGCGGAGGGGGCACGCGGCGGTCCGGAACGCCCGGTTGAGGTTTTGAAACTGGCGAGCGGACGCGAGGTGCGCGGCAGCAGCTGGTCAGGATCACGTCGGCTCTGGGATGTAAGCGGCGCGGTCGATACGCTGGATCGATTATATGAGGTCATGGCTTTCTTTGAAGCGCGGCAGGGACCGCTTAAGGCATTTCGGTTTCGCGACCCGCTGGATCATTCGAGTGCCCGCCCCGGTGTGAACGTAAGCGCTCTGGATCAGGTCTTAGGGATTGGAGACGGTGTGCAGACCCGTTTTGCGCTGCGCAAAGCCTATAGCGAGGTGTGGCGGAGCATTCGCCAGCCGGTTGAGGGCAGTGTTCAGGTCGCGCTTGATTTTGTGACGGTGGTGAGCGGCTGGCAGGTCGAGGGGCATGAGATTGTCTTTGATGTGCCGCCTGCGGTTGGTGTGACCGTCTCAGCCGGGTTCGAGTTTGACTGTATCGTGCGGTTCGAGAATGAGCGCTTTGAGGGCGTTGTCGAGGCCATGGGAACGGGCCGGGCGACACGTATCGGCCTGATAGAATTGGTCTGAGATCATGAAGCAGATATCAGAAGAGCTCTCTGCGCGATTGGCATCAGAGACACCGACGCTATGCCTGTGCTGGCGATTAACTCGCCGCGATGGGCTGGTGATCGGGGTGAGCGATCATGATTGCGCGCTGGAGGTGGCGGGGGTTTCCTATGCACCCGGCGCGGCAGTGGAGGCGGGTAAGTTCACGCAGAGCGCGGATCTAAAGCCCGGTCGCGGGGCAGCGGGCGGCGTTCTGTCGAGTGACGCGATTACTGAACAGGACTTGTCCGAGGGGCTTTGGGATGGCGCATGCGTGGATGTGTTCCGCGTGGATTGGACTGCGCCAGAACTGGACGGCGTTTCAGTCTGGTCTGGCTATTTGAGTGAGTTATCGCACGGGGAAAATGGCGGATTTGAAGCTGAGCTTGTTTCTCTGAAAGCGGATCTGGAACGTCCGGTCGGGCGCGTCTTGCAAAGGCAGTGTGATGCGGTGCTGGGGGATGCGCGCTGCGGAATTGAGGCGTTGGGGCGGACTTGCGACAAACGGTTTAAAACCTGCCGTGACGTGTTCGGGAATACACAAAACTTCCGCGGGTTTCCCCACATGCCGGGCACCGATTTTGTGCTCTCAGGCCCGGCGGCAGATCGCAATGATGGGGGCAAGCGGTAA